AACTTTTACTACTGTATCTGTTTTTTGCACATCAACTTTTCTCGCACCACAAGATGCAAGTAATACGAATAAAAATATGAAACTATATCTTAACATAAGTGTATGTTTTTCCATTGATTACCTCCGTAAATGTTTTTCCATTACGAACAGATTCCATTAATGTTCTCCAAGAATGACCAAAAGTCATTTCAAAATGAGGAGCATCTTTAAACTTCCAATCTCCACCCCACGCAAATCCTAACGACTTGAAATATTCAACAACTTCAAGCCAATCAGCTTTACCGTCCTTGTCAAAATCTAACATCTCGTAGGTAGCAGATTCAAATACTCCATCGTTGTTTTTATCAAGCAACAATACAATATCGAATGCCAAATGATAATTATGTATGGATTGTCCTCCTTTTGACTTTGTAACAATGCCTAATCGTTTTCCTAAAGAGTCAAAAAGTTTAGTTCTGCCTTGAGCAAACAATTCATTTTGCTCTTCATTAGTTCTTGTGGTATAGGCAAAACGCAAACGAACTCCCTTTCCAAGGAGTTTGTTATTTGCGTATAGATAAGCATCTAATGCCTTTTGTCTTATTTTCGGGTGTAGCGTAGCTATTCTGTCAAGAGTTACCTTATCCATTAGTCTGCCAAATCATCAACGTTATCTTTAACTTCCTTCGCTCTAAGAAATGCTTTTTTAAGCATATCCCAAATTTTTATATTATAAGCCTCTTCTATGTTTTCTTTTATAGAAACTAACTCTATAAAAATTAATAGTATGGCAGATATTTTAGTGAACATAAAGTCTATACCTAACCACTTAAATATAAACTCGTTTAATATGAATTTATCAATTACGAATAATAACAAAACGCATATTTCATACAATAGCATTTTTGACACAATCTGAGATAATCTTTTACTTCTAACACTCTTCCACCCATTCAGTTTTACGCTTTTAAATATTCCCGTGAAAGTATCAAGAATAATAGCAGCACCTACCGCAACAAGTATCCCATAAATGGGAACAAATAGAAGTATCAATGACGAAAATATATAGTTAATGTATTTCATTATCTTCCTTGTCCTTTATATGGTTTGACATAATTCTTGCTCGATTTTGACGCACTCATTTTAGTCTTTGCGTGAACTCCCTTTCTTTTAATATTAGGAGTTATCTTCTTAGCAGGTAGGTTAGCTTGCTTTGCCATAACAACTTATTATATTGGTTCAAATAAAACAGTTAATTGAGCCTCTTCAGTAGTTGTTCCAATAGTACCTGTTTCGTCTCCCGCAATTCTAATAATATCCCCGGCATTCAAAACAAGATTTAATCCACTTGAGAATTTACCAACAGTAACACCGCTATCTGCATCTGTTAATGTGATATTCAAAGCACCAACAAGGGTATAGTTAGCGTCAGCAGTTGTACTATCCGTTAAAGGATTGTTTAATTTATAAACATTAACAGTCCAAGACTGACCCGCACCAATAGAGGGAGGAGTAGAACTAATCCATTTAAAACCTGCCGCAGTAATTTTACAATTCTGTAGAATTGGAAGTGCAGATGAATGACTTGAAGCAGGAGAAGAACCAACCCAATCTAAAACATCTCTATTGTTACCTCCCGGGTCTCCACCAAACATATTTGTAAAAACTCCTGTCATCATAAACGGAGTAGGACCTATACCTAAAGTAGCCTTGTCAATTTTAACGTTGTTTGCTCCTTTGTAACCAACTAAGTAGTCAATGTCTGAATCATTAACTGCTGTGTTAAATTGTGAAAATTTAATATTTGCCATTGTTTTTTATTTTTATAATTCTGTTACTATTTTTTTGTTGTTTTCTGTAATTATTTGTTGTCCTGATTCAGTAAAAACATAAATAACTTCATTCTCAGGAATCATTTTTAAATTACCTGTCTCAGTAATTAAATGGTCTCCTTGCTCTGATAAAATAAATTTTGTCTTATCAGGAGGAGGAGGGGCAATCCCCGCTAAGTTGGATTGACCAATTACATTCGTTATAGCTATTTGCAATCCGTTCATAACTTATTTTTTACCAAAGAGCAATTATATTCTCAGCGTCTGTTCCTGTAGCGTATATCTTTCCTAAATTTACAGGGAAGAATGTTCCACCTATAAGACCTTGGAAAGTAACATTGTCTCCTGCCAAAGTATCAACAGTAATATCTCCTGCAACTCCGATATACAATACGCAACCGTCATTGTTTCCATATCCTGACATTGGACCTTGAAGATAAACTTTATAATCTTGCCCAACAACACCAATAGGTGCATTCAACGCAAGAGTTGTAGCATTTATTACTTGAAGAACAGTTGCTGCCTCTCCTGTGCCATAAATATAAACAACATCTCCGGGATTAACCGTATATATTGTATTTCCTGAAGCATCAGTAGTTACAAATTGTGCACTTGGGTCAACTATTGTTGAAGCACCAACAGAACCTAATGTTCCTTGTGTCAATAAATTTGCAGATGGAATCAAGCAATTATCCGATGGTATTACTAATAATGCTCTCGATGCTTGTAATTTTAAATTTGCCATAGCTTTATATTTTATAAAATGTTTTGTTTATTATTAAGTTTGGACTATTCAACTTTTCTTTTCTGCCATTACACCCACAGTCCTCAATTCCAACTGCATCTGAAATTACTTTCACAGCTTTTTTAATTCCTGTTTTTGTAGTAAACTTATCAATAGTATCTCCTAATCCTCTGCTTTTCATTGTGTAAAGATATTAAAAATTTTTGACTGAATTTGTTATCGGATTATATTTAAAACTCTGAGCAGACCTTCCTGTCTGTTTTGCCGCTCTGTCTTTTGCTCTTTCCTCAGCAGTCATAGCATTTCTTTTCATACCTTCCTTAGTATATGTTTTGCCATCTGCTTTTAAATGACCTCTCTTTTGCAATATTCCTACTGCCAACTTTCTATCTCCAACTTGAGCTGTCAGTCTTTCTAATAACTGACCTCTACCCATAAACTTCTGAGTTGCCATTTTATTTTCTCTTAACAGGAGTCTTTACGTTTCCTTTTAAAAATTTCATTTTACCATTTAAAGAGTCTTTTGATTCATACTGCTTTGCATTTTTGATTATTTTTTCTTGCTTAATCATTTTAGCAGTTGGCTTTTTACCTGAACCTTTTGCAGCTCTAATGTTATCCCAAAGACCTCTTTGAGACACAGAACCGTCTTTTCTTTTTATTAACTCTTTCATTAGTATTTGCCTTTTCGATTTTTTGGACTCGAAGCAGTCGAACCTCCCGGTCCTGCCCATAATTTTTTACACGCCCAATATCTTGGGGTTAACTTATCATTCGCTGTATCGCACTTATGTCTTGCTTTAAAACTTTTGCGAGCAGCAGGGGAATAGTTATGACCATAACCCTTTGCTCCAAAGTGGAGGAGTCTTTCCTCCCCATTGGAACAGGCTTTTACCATCATCTTCTTTCCCTCTCTATTAGAAGGAACAGGACGGTTACATTTCATTTTTGACTTATCCACGGAATGCTCTTGTTGCGTTACCCGGATACTTATCTTCAGATACTACTTGTTCAGCAGCAACTTCTTCTACTTGCGATTGAGTCTCTACAGTTTCAACAGCTTGTTCTTTTAAGCCATTTTCAACAGCAGCTTGCTCTAATTTAGTTTTTCTTCCCATTTTTTTGGTTTTAAAAATTAATCACAATAAGGATTGCTTCCTTTCATACCTTTCCCCTTAGCTCCACTAACTAATCTTTTGGAAACAGGTCCTGAAGCACCTTTAATTTTTGGAACAGAGTTCCCGCTTGTACTCGGCATCTGCATACGAGATGAACCCGGTAAGTTTGGAGTGCTTTTCATTATTTCTTCTTCATTGCTTTTTTAACAATTGCTTTTGCAGCACCTTTTACTGCTCCTTTTGCAGCAGCTTTCTTTGCACCTGATGGCATCATCATTCGTGATGACATAGGTAAGTTTGGAGTGTTTTTCATAATTACTTCTTTTTTTGGTTTTTCATTGCCGCTTGGGCGTTTTTAGCATAGTTGTTTCTTGCACTTGCTTTTAACTTTGGATTACTTGCCTGCTTAATATCATAAGCAGTTTTTGCACTTACTTTTTTCATTGTATTTGTATTTGTTAAACTATTTTTCCACCAAATCCACCTCTTAAACCTTGAAGCCCTTGAACTGAAGAACCTTTTGACACAGGCTTACTGCTCATTTTTTTTCTTCTTGCTTGATTAGCAGCAGCACGTTCAGCATCTCTTTCAGCTTTACGCTCAATAGCTCTCGTGTTTATATCTTTAAGAGCTTGTTTTACATCAGCAAGAGTTTTATTCTCTTCGCTTTTATTTTCTTCTTTAGCCATAACTATAATTATTTACAACCACCTTTACCACAAACAGGATTGTATCGTTTTTCTTTAAAGCCACCGTCCCCTTGATTAGCATCAGGTTTCTTCTTTTGCTTTTCTAACCATTTAGAATATTGGTCATTAGTCATTCCTTTAGCCTTAGCACCTTTTTCAAACTCTGTTTGTATTTTTCCCATTGCTTGCTTACCAACAGAATCTTTGTACTTATTAAAAAGCCCAATTCCTCCTTTTTCTACAAGCTCTTTCTTCTTAGCACCTTTTTCTCCTTGGGTCATTTGTTGCCAAGTTTTTTTAGGTTCTTGTTTCTTTACAGAATCAAATACAGTAGCTGCTAACGGGGTATCTTTTCTTTTAATTGCCATAACTATTTCTTTTTGATTTTATCTAAATTCTTCAAAGTTTTCAAATCAGCAGCACTAAGATTTTCTTTCTTACCTGTATTTATGTTTCTGAAGTTAGCATTACGATTTCTTCTATCCATAGTGTAGGTACTATCCCTTTTATACTCTCTGTATAATTGTTCGTTAGACTTTCTTGTAACACCTTTTGCTTCTTTTACTTTGCTTCCTTTACCATCTACAATCATAGCTCTTGTTCTTTTGCTATCAGCAGGGATAAATTTTTTTTCGTATGGTTTTGCAGTAGCTGTTCCTGTAGTAGAAACTTTTACACCTGCCGGTGCAGGAGCTTTCTCTATTTTCTTCTTAACGTCAGAATACTTTTTAGTGTATTCGATGTTAGCATCAGGAGATGCCGCTAACGGAGTATCGGGTCTTTTACTTGGCATAATTATTTACTTTTTACAAAAGAACCAAATGGCTCAGGAGTCATTGCTAAAGGAGTGTCAGGTCTGTTTACTTTACCTCTAACAACATTTACAGGTTTAGCTCCTGAAGAAGTTCTTCCTTTTTCTGTCATTTTTTTTACAGCTTCTGCTTTTGCACGAGGATTTTCTTCTGCTCTTGTCATTTCTGATGCCGCTCTATACTTTGCAACACCTCTTCCTGTGTTTCCTGCAACTTCTCTTCCTCTCTCTTCACGAGAAGCTCTTTTTTCCATTCTACCGGCTACTCTTGCAGCTCTTTCAGGATTGTTTTCTGCTATTCTGCCAAGTCTTTTATATTGGCGTGGTTTCAAATCTGCCATAACTTAATATTTTAATTGTTAACTTTGTAGCAAATGTAATAAATTTTTTTTAAATGAAATCAAATCAAGAAGACTACCTGAAATATTGGAGAGTAATTCGCCAATTCACAAAAATAAAATATGGTCTAACTCAAGCAGACCTCGATATGATATTTTTTCTTTACTCTGAAGTTTACTTTGACAGAGATAAATTTATCGAGTTTGACAGCCTACTTGGTTGGGATAAAAATAGATTCAACAGACTTATAAACTCAGGTTGGATAGAAGTATTCAGAAGCCCAATGACCCCCGGAGGAAGAAGAGCCATATACAAATTGTCAACTAAGTCAACTGCTATGGTTAAGTCTGTCTATAAAAAACTAAACGGGGAAGAAATCCCCGTTAGTCAATCGCAAAACAAAATGTTTGCAAGAAATGTATCATACACGGATAAAAGATACCGAGCTATGATTAAAGAAATGAATGCTGTTATAAAACAACAACGACATCACGCTCCTGAATAATGGTAAAAGGTTTTTCCTCTATTAGCATCGTAAATCCGTGAGACTTGTCGTAATGAATAACATCATCTGCCTTTATATAGCCAACCTCTGTTCCTGCCGCTATTACGATAGCCTTTCTATAACGCATTCCTTTCATATCTTCGCCTGATAATATCAAGCCCGAATCAGTTACTACTTCTTCGTCAATATCTTTAACTACAATGTTTTTTCCTATTGGTTTCATAATTAATCGTTTACTAAGTTTATAAATATTGGGGTCTGTTCTCCAACGTAAGACCCTTCAATGTTGTAGAAGAAATAATCAGCAGCGTCTTCGTGAGTCCAATTGTTTCTCGATACCAAAATCTCGATAACTTTCTCAATCGAATACACAAGACAGCTATTGCTGCTAACTCCAATTATGGCAGCATCGAATCCGTCTGCCTTTAAAAATCCCTCATCAGGATAATTCTCTAATATTTTACTCAATATATCCATCGGCTTTAATGTCTTTAATGAATTTTCTCTTATCTCCGTTCTTCGGATACAAAGCAACGTCAATGTACCCTGTGTCTTGTTGGTGGTTTAGTACTTTGACTTCATAATGCTTCAAGCTCTTTACGTTGTCAACTAATACCTGACACTCTTCTATGGTCGCATTATAGCTTTGCATAAGTCCATAGATTTCTATCGTTACAAAATCAATCCCTCTTATCATAATTTTTAGATTCGTCTTTCCAATTAAACCAAAATCCAACAGCTACTATTATGTTCATACCTAAAGATGTTCCTATCTCAATGATGTCTTCGTATATGTTCACGCTCAGATGAACGTGCCCTACCACCCAAAATGGAATTGATAGGTTGCACGCTATCCAAACTATTGTGAATCTAAAGAACCTCTTCAGTTTGCCCATAACTACGAGCCATTGTTATAATTGCATTGGTACTCAAGATTGTTACAGCTACACTCACTGCATTTTGTAATGCACTTCGAGTTACTTTAAGTGGGTCAATAACTCCCATCTTAATCAAGTCTCCCATTTGCCCTGTTTTCAAATTGTATCCCTGTCCCGGTTCAATTCCGTCAGGATAAATGTCCTGTGCTTTCAATCCGGCATTGGCAAGTATCTGTAAAAACGGAGCCATAAGAGCATCTCTAAGAATAATGCTTGCAACATCTCTCTCTGCTGATTGGTCAGCATTTGTACCAATAGACGCAGCTTCTTCAAGCAATGCTTTTCCGGCACCCGGTAAAATCCCTTCCTCTAAAGCTGAACGAACCGCACAAACAGCGTCATCAACCCTGTCATACAACTCTTTTTGCTCCAAATCAGTCTGTCCACCAACGTAAATTACGCCAATTCCTCCTGTTAGTGAAGCAATTCGCTCCAATATGAAGTCTTTGTCTGCTTTTTTGGTAGCGTTTTTATGTGCTTCCCATAGTTGGTCCACTCTTTCTTGGATTGCATCTTCATCAATACGGGCATCTGACTTAATAATCACAGTTTTATCTTTACTAACGATAACTTTTGCTGCGTGTCCTAAGTCTCCGAAGTTGATAATGCTCAAATCGTCCCCTGTTTTCTCACTGAAGTACGTTGCACCAACGCTAAGTGCGATGTCGTGCATCAATTCGTGCTGCTTATATCCGAAACTCGGAGGAGGAACAGCACATACTTTCAAATTTCCTTTAACAACATTGGCTGCTAAGGTATTTATCACATTGGCATTACACGGAGAGATAATCAATAGCTTCTTCCCCTCTGTAATAATTGGCTTCAATATGTTCTCAATCTGCAAAATGTTTGCAATCTCCATATCTGCTACCAATACCATAGTGTCTTCAAGGACACACTCATCTTTTTTGTGGTCATTAATGAACATCGAGCTTAAATAACCACGGTCAAACTTCAACCCTTTGGTGGTCTCAGCATAAGTCTCATCGTTTTGGCTTCTCTCAACCGTTACAATACCACTTTTACCAACATCTTTGTACACCTCAGAGATAATACGACCTGTCTCTCTATCGTTATTTGCCGATA